TTTTGTTTTGAATAATCAACAATGGGTCCAGGGTATTTAATATTTTTATATTCTGCTGTACCATGCTCGCTGTACCAAGTGTGAATGACCTTGGCTGGAACATCTTTTAACTCTGGTACCCAATGTTTAATGTATTCCGCATTTGGATCAAAATGTATACCTTGTTCCCATGGATTGAAAATGCGGAAATATGGTTGAGAATCTGCGCCTGAGCCTGAAACCCATTGCCAATTACCATTATTGGAAGCAGGATCATAATCTGTTAGTTTCTTTGCAAAGATTTTCTCTCCTTCTTCCCAGCTTATAAGAAGCGTTTTTATTAAAAAGGATGCAACTATAAGGCGCCCCCTATTATGCATGTATCCAGTTGTATTAAGCTGTCTCATACACGCATCTACTACTGGATATCCAGTTGTGCCCGTTTCCCACGCCTTTAACCATTTTGCATTGTGGTGCCATTTAATTTTATTGTAATTTGGTTTCATGGCAGATCCAAGGACATGCGGAAATGAAAATAAGATGTTCATGTAAAAATCACGCCATATTAACTGCCTAATAAGGTCGTGAATTTTTCTAAAGGCTTCATAAGCTTCACGAACACTTATACAACCAAATTTGATTGGAGCAGAAAGTTGCGTTGTTGGCTTAAAAAGGTCATTGCGTGTTGTAGAGTAGTGCTTCTGTGTTTTACCTATCAATTGCAAACTTTTTAATGCTTCCTTTCTTCCTCCATGAACAAGAATATCTGGGTTAACTTTTGTGAACTTCTTTAAAGCAGCATCCAATCCAATCTTATTTGACAGGCTTTTTCCCGTACTAGGTTTGGCAAATTTAATAGATCTTGCATTAGAAGCAGGCTGCACCTTCTTTTTTAATGCAGCATTATAATATGGTGTGAATTTTTGGTAAGGTCCTCCACTTCCATTAAAAATTGTTCCTGGCTCATGCAAATAATAATCGGCTACTCTTGAAAGAGCCACACCCTCTTTTTCACATAGGTGTGCAATTTTTGCATCTCGTTCAAGAGCATAAGGCGTATAATCTGCATTAAAACACACAAAATCAATATCCAATGCGTGAATAAGTTTTTTAATAATGGTTTCATTGTCCCCGTAAAATACCAAAAGTTCCCCACCGTTGGATTTTATTTCGCCTTGTAAATCTTGTAGACTTTCAATCATAAATTGGATAGCATTATTTGACTTGAATGGGTTTGCATTACCGACTTGTTCAGGAGTAAAAATAAACACAGTGTACACGCGTTTGCAATTTGTGTTTGTTAGATAGAGACCATTATTGTCAACAATTCTAAAATCTCTGCGAAATATGAATAAACCATTTTCAAATGTCATAATATATCTCCTTATATTATAACACTACAATAACGTTGCATTTAAATATCTAAACTGACAGTGTTCTTGTCGCTCTTTTGGCGGCGCTTACTTTTCTTAGGGACACTGCCTTCAGCCTGCAAATCCTTAAGATCGCTAATGCTGATGGTGCTGTCATTTCCTTGTTGTTGAGCTTCCTGAATATTAATTGTCTTGGTCTTCAATCCAGAGAGGATGTTGGAAATGTCACTGGGTCCCTTCATCTCTGCACGCATTGAACGCACATTGCGCTCAGGTTGCTCAGCAGCCGTGTTAAAGTTCTCGCGAATGTTGATCCCGTCATCGGCAATAGAGCTGCGACCCATGCTCAAATCGGGACGATTAGCATAGTTGTTATTTCCTGGGCGGGAAGTTGGGGTAGGGATAGCGCGAGGGCCCTGAGTGGCCATGGGAGGAGGGGGAGGACCAGTCATGTTCGCTTGTGGCTCAGGGTTCATTAAACCGCTCATAAAGCCCGAAAATCCAGGGTTAGATTGACCCATAGTATTCACAGCGGCACTTTGGAATTGACGCATTAGATCGGGGTTTTGGCGCAAGATGTCATCCATACCAGGCATGGCAGACTTGAACATGGTATTGGTCATGTGAACCATCATTGCGCTTCCACCAAGTTGAAACAAGAGCTTTAACTCGGGTGCGATGGCGGCCTTTGATTTGTACTTGTCGTGCAACTCGGCAAAAATATCATCATAATCGTTAATATTCTCATTCAATTGCTCGCCCCAACCATCCAACTTCACATCAAAAGGATCAAAACGATTATTCATAAACTCAATTGCATTAATCGCAGCCATTAGCATATTACCTTGAAACTTGACGGAATTCTGCTTTGATTTTTCCTCCATAATCATTTCATATTCGCCCTGCATCTCGGCTAAAGGGGACTCCATACTGTATTTCTTTGTGAGCTCAATACCTTTTCTTTCAAGACCCTCAAGCTTCCTTAAAAACTTGAACTTCTCGCGCAATAACTCCTCTTTTGACATTTGAGGATGGGAAGAGACGTTCCTATCGGGGTTAATTGGAATATTGTTGAACTTGCCATAACCATCCCAGGTTTTTGAGTTGCTATCGGCCTCGGCAGTGGCTTGACCAATGGAGATTCCAGGACCTTCATCAAAATGGACATATGGTCTCTCATCATTTCCACCTCCGCTCCCGCCCCCATTAAACAAGTTAGAACTGAATTCGTGGCTTGTTGTGGGATCCTCATCAACCAAATCATTGAGCTCATTTTCTAAATTATTGAGATCCTCAATATCAATATCGCTTGAAGGTCCGCCACCGCGAGATTCACTCTTCTTTGTATTCATTAATAATTCAATTCCAGATCCAAAATTAGTAGAATTTCTTCCACTAAAAGATCCGTCTAAATCATCCCCAAAATTCATGTTTGAGATATCAATAACTTCAGGTTCCATCTTATAGATAAATTAGATCATATAATTTTAAGTATTACGAATCCCAATATATTATTTCAAAGTTTTTGAAATTTCCTGAGTTTCTTGTCTTCCTATATTTATAGGCGATGCTTTGTAAACCATAACCCTTGCAGAAAGCTATCTGCTAAATCATCTTTTTTTTGATGGCTACTAAAAAAAGAGTTCCATTCTTGATATTTAAAATCTCCAGATACAAGTTCTGCGCAAGTTTGTATTCCAAGTTGCTTTCTTTGTTTGTAATCAGTTTTGCAGTCGGCGCTGATAAAATCCTTGAGTTTATTTCCAGCATTTACAAATTCAATGTGAATGTTATTATTGCGCATGATGAAATATTGCGAAATCATGCCTTGCAAGGTTTTCATTTTATTTGCAATGGGTCCAATTTGATTTTCAATGATTACTGTGTTTATTGTTTCTAAATGTTTTCCCAGTAATTCATCAAATCTATGTTGAATGTTGCGTCCAATTGTCACAAGATCAACCTTGCTGGTATTCTGTTTTTCTATTTCTTGAAAACAATTATTGAATGCAAATTCTGTAAGTTTATTAATAATGTCCGCCTTTTTACTGTTTTGTTCAATAGTAATCTTGTATTTAGCCGCTAAATCCATTAACCCTAGAATCTTTTGCTTGTTGAGTGAAGCAGGTTTAAAATCGGCAGAAGGCATTATAAATTCGCATTTTTTTGCATGTTTTGAACAGTAGCATTTTCCGTCTTTTGTATATTTTATCGGTTTGTTGCATGCGACACCCTTTTCTAAAACTGCACATTTGTTTTCTGTTTTTTCTGCTAAATTAATTACATTCCATTCGCCAATAACATAATTTTCAATATTGTCATCATTACTAAGCAAACAGAATGCTAGGTTTTTAATGCCAACATCAATGCTGAGTATTTTCATTTATATAGATACGGTTAATTTTCTATGTGCATTTTCAATAAAATTGATTGAATTATCATATAAAAATATTGACAGTTATTATAAATTCGCCCTCGTTGAATGCCAAATTCACAGGTTAAAAAGATCTTTGACAAGGTGATTGCCGATATAAAAATTGCAAAATTTAGATTAACAAACATTATTACTCATATTGCTGTAATTGTTTCACGTGGAAAAATTATAGCAGAGGCTACCAATCGTATAGGATTTAGAAGCAGAGATAGTCGTAGTTATTCAAATACATATGTCCATCCAGATAAGAACATTCATGCTGAGAGAAATGTTATAAAGGCTTTGGGCAGTCATAGTAAACTTAAAAATGCGGACATGTACATATTAAAATTTGGAAGAAATGAATGTAGTGATCAATTTATAAATTCAAAACCGTGTGCAAAATGCGAATGTTATTTAAAAAAATGTATACGGTTGTATGGATTAAAAAATATATATTATTCATCTTCGCCTTGGGTAAATTCTCCTGTGCATTCGCCTCTGCATTCGCCCCCGCCGTCATAAAGAAATCAAAATTGTTTTGATATTTTTATGAAAAATTAAAATGTTAAAAAATTCTAGATTTAAAAATTGTTGGTATTAATAGAAGGAGAAATCATTTTGGCATTTAATGCCTCTCTTGTTAAGTAAGGGTTTTTAAGTTCATTGTTATTGTATCCAATAGCGGGTTTTCTAGCGTCATTTGTTCCAGAGAAAAGAAAAGGAACATTTGGCGTTGGTGTTGTATTTACCGTGCTACTGGGATTAACACCGCTAGCATAAATAGACTCGGCGGTGTTGTATTGCATAATTTGAAGAGCATTATTTTGCAAATATTGTCTGTATTGCCAATTTGATTGTATGTTTGCGTCTTTTTTAATTTTATCATTTACTTCAGCATCAGGTGTGTAAGAAGAATAGTTTCTTCCATCGTTCATCATTGGAGGTGACGTTTTATCATAGTTATTTGATCCTGAATAACAAGTTGCCCAACTCATGGTATAATAA